TCTCGCCACACGATGTTCCGGGCTTATACGATGCATACTTTGGCGATCCAGATGCATTTAACCAATTATACGAAAAGTACGAACGTGCTACAAGCATTAAAAAGAAAAAAATTCCTGCAATGGAACTATTCTCAGCACTAATTAAAGAACGTGCAGAGACAGGACGTATCTACATTATGAACGTAGACCATGCTAACACACACAGTAGCTTCAAAGACACAGTATACATGAGCAACTTGTGCCAAGAGATTACCTTGCCAACTAAACCACTTAACCACATTGACGATCCAGAAGGCGAAATTGCACTTTGTATTCTAAGTGCTGTTAATGTAGGTTTAATTAAAGAACTAGGTGATTTAGAAGAACTATGCGATCTAGCTGTCAGAGCATTAGAAGAAATTATTGATTATCAACGTTACCCGATTGCGGCTGCTGAAAAGTCTACGAAAGCAAGACGTTCATTAGGTGTAGGTTATATCGGCCTTGCACACTTCTTAGCACGTCAACATGTAAAGTATGATGATCCACAAGCCTGGAAATTAGTACACGATTTAACAGAAGCGTTCCAGTATTATCTATTAAAAGCAAGTAATAATCTTGCTAAAGAGCGTGGAGCATGTGACTACTTTGATCGCACTAAATACAGCGACGGCATCCTTCCTATTGATACATATAAGGAAGATGTTGATACAATTGTGGAGAACAAGTTAAACTATGATTGGGATAGCCTACGCACTAGCATCAAGGAACACGGCCTCAGGCACTCAACTTTGTCCGCACAGATGCCATCGGAAAGCAGTTCCGTTGTGTCGAACGCAACAAACGGCATCGAGCCACCTAGAGGCTACCTGTCCGTTAAGAAGTCAAAGAAAGGGCCTCTTAAGCAGATTGTTCCACAATATCAAACTCTAAAGAATCACTATACATTACTATGGGATATGCCTAGTAATGAAGGTTACATCAATACAGTAGCAGTGATGCAAAAGTTCTTTGATCAAGCCATTAGTGGTAACTGGAGTTACAATCCAACACATTATGAGAACAATGAAGTTCCAATGAGTGTGATGATTAGAGATTTACTTACGACATATAAAATGGGGTGGAAAACTTCTTACTATCAAAACACTTACGATTACAAAACGGATCCTAGTGAACTAGAAGAAGAAACTACACAAGTAGAGTTACAGCCGGGGCTGATAGAAGAGGACGGCGAAGAATGTGAGGCTTGTGCAATTTAAGGTTGACAAGCAGCGCATATGAGCATATTATAGAACAGTAGATAAGGAAGTTAAAAATGTCAAAGACAGTATTCAACAAAGAAAAGGTTGACTTTACAAAGCAACCTATGTTCTTCGGGGCAGAACAAAACACACAGAGATATGATACATTCAAGTTTCCTGTGTTCGATAAACTTAATCAAACAATGTTGGGTTACTTTTGGCGCCCAGAAGAAGTAAGCCTGCAGAAAGATCGTGCTGACTTTGCTAACTTCCGTCCAGAACAAAAACATATTTTTACAAGTAATTTAAAATACCAAACACTACTTGACAGTGTCCAAGGACGTGGTCCATGTCTAGCATTTTTACCGCATGTATCACTTCCTGAACTAGAAGGGTGTATTGTTACTTGGGACTTCTTTGAAACAATCCACTCACGTAGCTACACACATATTATGAAGAACGTGTATGCTGACCCTGCAGAAGTGTTTGACACTATCCTAGATGACGAAAAGATTATTGCTCGTGCAGAAAGTGTTACAAAATACTATGACGAGTTTAATGCTGCCGCCGATGCTTACTTCCATCGTGGCGAAGGCAATATGCGTGATGTTAAGAAGAAAATGTATCTTGCAATGCAGACAGTAAACATCCTTGAAGGATTACGTTTTTATGTAAGTTTTGCTTGTACATTTGCATTTGGCGAACTAAAACTAATGGAAGGCAGTGCTAAGATTATTAGTCTTATTGCTCGTGATGAAGCACAGCACCTTGCACTAAGTACACACATTTTAAAGAATTGGGCTAACGGCAAAGACGACCCTGATATGGTAAAAATTGCAAAAGAGTGTGAAGAAGAAGTTTATGAACTTTGGCGCACTTGTGTTGAAGAAGAAAAAGATTGGGCTAACTATCTATTCAAAGATGGTTCAATGATTGGTTTAAATGATACACTACTACATCAGTATGTAGAGTACATTGCAAACCGTCGACTAAAGGCACTGGGCATGAATGCAATATTTGATGCGCCAGTAAACACTAACCCGCTACCTTGGACACAGCATTGGCTATCTAGCTCAGGCTTGCAAGTTGCACCGCAAGAGACAGAAGTTGAAAGTTATATCATTGGTGGCATTAAACAGGATGTCGATAAAGACAGCCTAAAAGGATTTTCATTATGATTGAAATATTTGGAAAGCCAATGTGTCCTTTTTGCGACAAAGCAAAAGCACTTTGCGATATGCGTGGATTAGCATATGAGTATAAATCACTTGGCACTGACTATACAAAAGAAGAACTATTAGAAAACTTTCCAGGAGCCCGCACAGTTCCACAAATCCGTATTAACGGACAGGCGATTGGCGGATATGATAAACTTGGAACCTATTTAGAAGAAACAGGTTACAACGGAACAGGAATGACACTATAATGTTGATTGAAGCACCATACAAAGAAGGCGACACAGTAAGTTTTAAATTAAGTTCAGGCGAAGAAATCGTAGCTCGACTAGAAAAAGAAACTGAAAAGTCTTACACACTAAAGAAGCCAATGGTACTTGTTGCTCAACAGCAAGGACTAGGACTAGCACCTTTTATGTTCAGTGTAAACCCAGATGGTAAATTTGTACTACAAGCTAATGCAGTTAGTTGTGTAGCAAAAACTGAAGAAGAAATAGGCAAGCAATATTTGTCGCAAACTAGCGGCATTGCAATGGTATAACTATGCCAGGTGTTAGTAGAGACAACGATACAGCAGGCGGAGATTTAATTCCTAGCCAAACTACTGTCTTTGCAAACGACGAATTGATTATTGTTGACAACGATGATGTAGAAGGACACGGATCAGGAGAGCATTCATCCCCTACAATTCCAGCAAGCGGCGTAAACCCAAATGTATATGTTGATAACAAACTTGTTATCGTAAAGGGCGATCCTGCTACTTGTTCTGATCCTGCAACTGGAAGTGGTAATGTGTGGGTACACGAAGGATTCGTTCCTCCTATTATACTTTCACCTGAGCAAGCGGCTGCGACTGACGCACAAATACAAGAGGCAATTGCTAATCCTCCAGCAGTCGGAGATACTGGTGAACAAGTTCCGCCAGTATACGAAGGTGCTCCAGCTGCCGGTGTTGACGATTTAGGCACCAATGCTCCGTTAGTTGATGCTAGTGCAGCAAATTCTACTGCGGCAGCAGATGGTATTCCAGGATTTTTAAGCCAAGTACTAGCAGAAGCAAACAATAACCAGTGGGACGAAACTGTAAATCCTAGTAACGGAAACATTATTGGAATTTGGAAAGAACTAGGCTTTCCTGAAACTTCATATTGGCAAACAGACCAAACACCTTGGTGTGCAGGATTCTGTAATTGGGTACTAAAAAGAACTGGATACAAGTATATGCAAAGTGCCAGAGCATATGACTTTAGAGATAAAACAAGTGTATACGGCGGAGTACCAGTTCCCCTAACAGACGGATTACCGGGTGATATTGTTGTATGGAATTATAGCCACGTAAACTTTATATACTCATCACCTAGTCCGGGCGTATATACATTTGTAGGCGGCAACCAAAGCGACAGAGCAAGTGCTACTAACAATAACCCATCAGGCGGAACTATTACTAATAGTTGGCCGAACGGTTGGACACAAGACCGTGGCCGTATATCAGGTATATTCCGTCCGGTAAGATCATAAACCACATTTAAGACGCCTTAAATACACATTTATTAAATAAAAATGACATTAATTTAATAGGAGAACTATAATGGCAAATCATGATGAAATCGTACAAGCGTTTAACAACTACCTAACAGAGCAAGAAGCTTTTGAAACAAAAGGTATTAAAGCGGCAGCTACAAGAGCTCGTAAAGCACTAGGCGATTTAGGCAAACTTACTAAAGAACGCCGCAAAGAAATCCAAGAAAAAAAGAACGCTATGTAATGTGGGAAGTTTGGTGTAAGGCAATTGGCACCAAAGCCTACGACGACAATCGTAAAGCAGACTGGGTTGCAATGGTACGTACCGTTTGGGTACTGTTACACGTTGCAACCTGCCTTGCTATTATAACAAATGCAATTGCTAATCACGGCTGGGGACTAATAGGACTATAATGGATCAACTAATTAATAATATTCTTGCAAAAGAAACAAATAGACAGCACGAAACAGTAGAACTTATTGCAAGTGAAAACTTTGCAAGTGAAGCAGTTATGCAACTAGCAGGTAGTATTTTTACAAACAAATATGCTGAGGGTTACCCGGGCAAACGTTATTACAACGGATGCGAGCATATGGACGAAATCGAAACACTTGCTATTCAAACGTTGTGTAAATTGTATGGTGCTAACTATGCTAACGTACAGCCCCACTCAGGTGCTAATGCTAACACAGCAGTATATCAAGCATTTCTAAAACCTGGTGATCGTATACTTGGTATGGACCTAGCAAGTGGAGGACATTTGTCACACGGTAGTCCACCTAACATTTCAGGCAAAATCTATGAAGCACACACATACGGTGTAAAGGCAGATGGATTTTTAGATTATCACGCTATACTACAACAAGCAATTGAAGTGAAACCTAAAATGATTGTTGCAGGTGCTAGTGCATATCCTCGTGAAATTGACTGGCAAATATTTAGAGACATTGCTGACGAAGTAGGCGCATTGCTGTTAGTTGACATGGCACACTACTCAGGATTAATTGCCGCCGGCGCTTATCCTAACCCTGTGCCTTATGCAGATGTTGTAACTAGTACAACACACAAAACATTACGTGGACCTCGTGGCGGCATTATCTTATGGAAGAATGAAGAATATACTAAACGTATTAATAGTGCAATCTTTCCAGGTACACAAGGCGGCCCGTTGATGAACATTATTGCAGCCAAAGCACAAGCATTCATAGAAGCTGATACAAGCGATTTTAAGCAGTACAGTGCAGACGTAGTACGCAACGCTAAGGCTATGTGTGACGTGCTTAGGCAGCGTAATATGACGGTGCAAACAGGTGGCACAGACAGTCATATTATCCTAGTGAATTTGAGTGACAGCAAGTATAGCGGACGTGAAGCAGCAGACTTGCTTGAGGTTAACGGTATCACAGTAAACAAGAATGGTATTCCAAATGATCCTCGCAGTTTTGTAGAAACCAGTGGTATTCGAATTGGCACAGCCGCAGAAACTACTCGCGGACACGATGAGATGTGGTTCCGTAAACTAGCACATAAGATTGCAGATATACTAGAATGAGATACTACTTAGGCTCTTGCGAATACAAATGGAAACATGCAAAGTCACAGCTAGAGCCAATGTGGATTCAAAGAGAAG